AAATGCTATATCAAATGGTATAGATAGAGTAAAACAACTTAACCCATTACGATTTAATTTTATTGCAAATCCTGAAAAAACTGTTGATGGCTTCTTAGCACACGAAGTTGATTCAATTGTTCCTGAAGCAATTACTGGCGCTAAGGATGCTACTAAAGAAGAAGAGTACGAAGTAACACCTGCTGTATTAGATGATGATGGTAATGTAGTTACAGAAGCAGTAATGGGGACTAGAACTGTCCCAGACTATCAAGGTATTGACCAAAGCAAGTTAGTACCGTTATTAACAGCAGCATTACAAGAAGCAATTACTAAGATTGAAGCGCTTGAAGCAAGAGTCACAGCACTGGAGAACGCATAATGAGTACAATCGCAGTCAATGCAATTACAGATGCTAACGCAGGTAACACAACAACCATCAATGGAGTCACGCCTAACTCAGCTAACGTAGTTGGTAAGAACAAAATTATTAATGGCAACATGATGATTGACCAGAGAAACGCTGGGGCTAGTGTGACTGCTACTGCTGATACATATTGCGTAGATAGATGGGCTGTGGGTTATGCAACTGTAAACGCTTTTACAGCTCAACAATCTACAACTGCGCCTTCTGGATTTTATAATAGCTTAAAATTAACTGCTGGAACTGGTGCTAGTGCTGGAGCTGGAGGTTACGCATATTTAAGACAAGCAGTAGAAGGATTTAATATATCTGATTTAGCTTGGGGAACTGCTAATGCAAAAGCAGCTAACTTAGTTTTTCAAGTTTATTCTAGTCTGACTGGCACTTTTGGCGTTGTAATAAGAGATACACCAGGTAATTATTGTTTTGCAACAACATATACAATTTCTTCTGCAAATACTTGGACTTCTATAAATATTTCAATACCTGCTCCTACTGGCGGGGGAACTTTTACAATTAGCAACGGTGTTGGAGCGCAAATCTTTTTTGATTTGGGTGCTGGAACAACATGGTCTGCAACTGCAAGTTCTTCATGGCAGTCATTTTCAAATGCACTTGGTGTGGCTGGTACAACAAAACTTACTGCCACAACTGGAGCCACCTTCTACATCACAGGAGTACAACTAGAAGCTGGATCATCAGCCACTGAGTTTGAGCATAGACCGTATACGACTGAGTTGCAGTTGTGTCAAAGGTACTACTTTAAACCAGCGGGAGCTTATATAAATTGGTGTGGATTTAAATATGGTACATCCGTTTTTGCTTCAATTCCACTCCCCGTCACCATGAGAGCAAATCCAACATCTGTCCAGACTACAGGGGCGAATTGGTATCAAGGAGGGGGTACTTATACTTACACTGCGGGAACCATAAGTGGTTTCGTTGATTATGTTCACATGAATGGTACAACTAATGGCGGATTAGATGGTGGTGCAGGTACCATGTATCCAAATTTTACAGCATCTGCGGAGTTATAAATGGCATATAAGTTAACAGGAAATGACTCATTACTAGGAACACCTTTAAATACTGTGATACGACTTGCAGACAACGCCTTCATCCCATTTGACGAAGCCAACAGAGACTATCAAGAATACTTAAAGTGGTTGGCTGAGGGCAACACACCAGAACCAGCGGATTAACAGATTAGGAGTAAGCATCCTAGTTATCAGATGACTCAACCCAAGTGGCGTTATTGAAGATGTAGTAAAATAAAATAAATACACTAGTTAACAATAACAATTACACGGAGCTAACCTGAATGCAACAATTTTACCAAAAACTAAGAGCAACATACACAGGTGAAGAAATCAACGCCACAGCCACATATGAAAATGGTGTATGGACGTACGAAACTGAAACAGTAACACCACCTATACTTTCCAATGATAGGACAGGAAAGCAAGCAGTAGTATTTGGTAACGGAATCAGTCGCGAAGATTTTTATACCAATCTAATCCTCAAGCAACGAAAGTTACAAACATACGGATGTAACGCCATGTATAGAGATTATCAGACTGACTTTTTGGTTTGCAATAACGACAAGATCGCACAAGAGTTAATAAATGCAAACTACAGCGATACTAGAGTAGTTTATGCTAATTCAGATCAAATCTTTGATCACCCAGGCAAGTTTTATTTGATCCCTCAAGACCCGCAGTGGAATGCTGGTGCCATGGCAGCTTACATGGCTGCATTTGATGGACATAAACAAATTTATCTATACGGGTTTGATGGACAAGACACACACGGTAACAACAATAACATCTACGCAGGATCAAATGCTTATCAACCACAAGATGAAGTAATAACTGATGACTTTTATGGTATTGCTTTGAGAACCTTAATGGAGGCTTATCCATTGGTAGAATTTGTACATGTTAACATAACCGGTAAAGGCACTATCCCAGTTCAATGGTTAGAGTGTTCTAACTTTAGAAGAATCAGTTCTCGTGGGTTGGTATTAGAGTGTGATCTGTAAAGATTGATTCCAGCGTTTTTAACTTTTCTTTTATAACACGAAAACTAAATGTACGCCAAACACCCGGATGCAACGGTTTCGGGTGATCGGCTATGCTGGTCCAAGCATATCCTCTGTGTTCATTGTTTAATTTAGGAATAAACTCTTCTTCTACTGCAATCAAATAAGTGTGATATTCAAATTGATTTGAATCGTTTGTAAATTTCTCCAGCGGGATAATTTTTTCGTAGTCAACTGTTCCAATCTCTTCTGCTATTTCTCTGTGCAATGCCTGTATAGGTGACTCATTGCTTTCCATACGTCCACCTACTAGTCCCCATGTACCAGCATGCCGTTTGTGATTACGTAATAAAAATAAGTATCTATGAGTTGATTTACTATAAACTAAAGCACCACAACCTATATAGCCAGACTCCACTCGCCACCTCGATATAAACCTTCAACGCTTTTGACCCAAGTTGTTCCGGTCCAGCGATATTGAACACCAGTATTGGTATTTGTCACGTACTCTGTGGATGTTATTTCTCCACTGTCAAATACCACAATCCAGCGTGTACCATTGTATTCTATTATGTCATTTGCATAGGCTACAACATCACCCCAAACACTATAGTTTTCGTTACCTTCAGCACCAATGTGATCAGTAAGCAAATAACGTGTTCCTGTGGTAGGACTTGTTATATCACTGTCCACAGTAACATTGATTGGATTTATAATCTTAGCCACAGCAGTTAGTGTGTTTAAGGGCATTGTGTCTTCTGTAGGTGTAAACAACAGTATGGTTGGATCCGTTGGGTGATATGCAATCTGCCCTATCAACTCATTCCCTGTTGCTAACTCTAGTCGTAATTCTGTTGTACCAGTTTGTAGTGTACCGTACACTTCAATCAGTGCTTGCCAAGTTTCTTTGGTTGGTGCTACTTTGGTTATTACTCCTGATTCACTTACAACCTCTTCTGGCTTAACCAGTTTCATTTGATTTCCGGTATAGTAGATTCCATACTCTAGTGGTGTAACTTTTACACGAGCAACAAGATTGCTTAGTATAGTATCGTCACTGAATTCGCCTTGCTCGTCGTATATACTACCAATAAATTTTTGTATTACACCAAGGCGCTTAACTTTAGCAGGACTAGCAATCCAGATTGGCATTTCGAATGTGAGTGATGCTATGTCTATGCTCTCATCTGCGCTCATAGGCACAGTCCTTGAGCTCCACGACATGTCGCTGAGTTGTACAAATGTTAAACTTGTCCAGTCTACATAGTTGTCTGTGGACTGTATTTCAAAACTTGGATTAAACAGTGTTGCAATCTGCTCGACTATCTGCATTTTTTGTTCAGTGTTACTTGACCAAACATCCAATACTACTGTTAACTTATAAGGAACAGGCATTAGTCTTTCAACAGTATAACTATCACCTTGCTGATCTGTGTATGTTCCGGTCTCAACATCATAATGTCGTTGTCGTAGGTTTATTTTACCTACATGTGTAGGATCCTGCATACGCGACTGATCATATTGTAGTCCTGAAATATATGCACTCATGGCTGGCACACCGTTTAGTGCGTTTTCACTGTTGTTACGCAGTATAGTAGCAGCCTGTCTACTTTGATCTCCGTAATATATAGGAACGGTTTGTAGTGTTTTCACACCGTCTGCGTTCTTACCAAATTCAACTTGAAATCCGCTTAGGATTCGCATAAACTGAACTAAGAATCTACGTATTTGTCCGTCGTAAAAAAATTGTTGAGCCATTAATTATCTGCCTTAGCCTTTAATGCATCACTAAGACTTTGTCTTACTGTTACATTACCTGAATTGTTTGTGAATGTTTCTGTGTTGTTTACAAAGCCACTACGTTGTGTGGTATTGTCTGCTCCTGGCGTAAGTGTTGTTCTCACATTATCTTCAATTTTCACCCAACGTCTCCCGTCGTATCTAAACAGTCTGTTTGGCAAGTAATCTGTTCTAAGTGCATAGTCGCCTACCGATGGACTATCCGGAAAAGCAATACCAACAGTTACTGGCATGCCATTTGGTGTTAGTCCGTTTCCGGTTAAATATCCCTCCGGCACAGCCTGCGGACTTAGTATAGCATAGTCTGTGTTTACACTGTCGCTATCAGCAGTTACGTTACCGTCGGCTGTTACACCAATTGGGTCACCTGGATACTTACCATCTGGTGTTGTTGACTTGATATAAAGGTGACTGATATCATAACCACTAAGTGGAACTTCTTTCTCTGCTTCTTTGATAATAGCGTTGTTTACATTTTGATAAGTTTCGATAGTACTTTGTACACTACCAAGACTTACGTTACCGTTGGTCGGATCCCAATCAGGAGCATCGACTTTGATTTGATCAAGTATGTCTTTGTACTCTTGACTGTCTGTTAACGGATTAAGTTTTACACGCCACAAGTGCGGCCACCAAGTTTGAC